CTATCGATATTTTATATGCAAAATTGGAGATATAGGTATCGATAACAGTTTAAGTTCAAACTAAAACCAAAAATATGATGATATATCAATGTAATAAATGTCATGAACAAAAAATTTTAAACAAAGCAACTTTAGAAATTGTTGATGGAAAAATTAGAACAAGAGAAGCGAAGTGTAAGTGTGGAAATTATATGCAAGAAGTAAAAAAAGATTTTGATGGCTTTCCTTGTTTAATAAGAACTGAGCCAACACTAAGAAAAAAATAGATGGCAAAAGGCAGAAAGAAACTTCCGAGCAAGATAAAAGAAATGCAGAAAACATCTGCTCCATCAAGGATGGTTGATAATGAAATGCAAGTTGATTTGTGTTCAACTTTACCAGAAGCTCCTCCCTTATTAAGTAAAATTGGAAAAGAGGAGTGGGTGAAAGTTACAAGCCAGCTTTTTAATTTACAGATGTTGCATGTAGTAGATTTAAGATTAGTTGAGGCATACTGCAATGAGATTGCTTTATATATTGAATGTGAAATGGAGTTGAGAAAAAATGGAAGGATTGACAATTTCACAAATACAAATGGAGATTTAGTTAGAAGCCAAGCCAAGCCTTATCTTAAAATTAAAAATGATGCTTTGAATAATGCAATGAAACTGGCAACTCAATTTGGATTGACTCCAGTTGCAAGAGCTTCAATTTCAGCCCCTAAGATAACAAACAACACACAGATAAATAATTATTTTGATTAATGTATTACTTTGACAAACAAGCAGCAAACAAGGCCATCAGTTTTATAGAAACTTTTATTACTCATACCAAAGGAGAGTTGACTGGAAAGCCTTTTATATTAGAGGACTGGCAAAAAGAAATAGTCGGAAATATCTTTGGCTGGAAAAATAAAGAAACAGATTTGAGAAAATATAGAACTGTTTTTATTGAAGTGCCGAGAAAAAATGGAAAGACCACTCTTTGTGCAGCTATTGGAATATATATGCTTTTTGCTGATAAGGAAAGAGGAGCTGAAATTTATGCTGCTGCTGGAGATAGAAATCAAGCTGGTATAGTTTTTGAGATTGCAAAAGGTATGATTGCTAATAATGTTGAGCTTAGTAGTCGAGGGAAAGTGTTTAGAAACTCAATCACAAATGAAAGCAAAGGAAATTTTTTCCAAGCCATTTCTTCTGATTCAAAAACAAAACATGGTTTCAATGCGAACTGTATTATATTTGATGAGCTACATACTCAGCCAAACAGAGATTTATGGGACACATTAACAACTTCAACTGGAGCAAGGAGAGAGCCATTGACAATTGCAATCACTACTGCTGGTTATGATAGACAGTCAATATGTTATGAACTCTATAATTACGCAAAGAGAGTTTTAGATAAAACAATTTCAGATGAAAGTTTTTATCCAGTAATCTATGAGGCAGAAGCAGAAGATGATATCACTTTGGAATCTACATGGAAAAAAGCCAATCCTAATTATGGAATTTCTCTTAGAGAAGATTACATGGAAAGAGAATCTAAAAGAGCTATTGAATTACCATCTTACCAAAACACTTTCAAAAGATTAATGCTTAACATCTGGACACAGAGTCAAACAAAATGGATTGGACATGATGAATGGATGGAGTGTCATCAAGAATTTGATTACTCAACATTAGAGGGCAAAGAGTGTTGGGGTGGTTTGGACTTAGCTTCTACAAGAGATTTAAGTGCTTTCGTTTTAGTGTTTAATGTAAATGGAAAGTTTATTGTTAAGCCTTATATATTTATTCCAAAAGAAAATGCAAAAAAAAGAAGTGATAGAGATAAAGTTAATTATGTAGAATGGTTGAGGGATGGGCATGTCTTTGGAACTGAGGGAGATGTTCAAGATTATCATTTCATTAGAGCCAAGATAAATGAGTTGAGTAAAAAATATAGAATACAATCTATCTGCTATGATAGATGGAATGCCAGCCAAATTGTCATTGACCTTCAAAATGATGGAGCTAATCTCGACCCATTCGGACAGGGTTTCGTGAGCATGAGTATGCCTACAAAAGCATTAGAGGTTGAGATAATTGCAAAGAATATTATTCATGATAACAATCCATGCCTCAACTGGTGTCTTTCAAATATAACAATTCAAGAGGACCCAGCTGGGAATATCAAGCCAAACAAAAGCAAATCAGTTGATAGGATAGACCCTATTGTTGCTTTGATTATGGCTCTTGGTGGTTACTATTCAGAAGATGATGGCACAAGTGTTTATGATGAAAGAGATTTATTAGTATTATAATGGACATAAAAATTATTGCTTTATTAACTCCAGAAGGATTCGACCAACGATTTTGGGAGGTGGCTGCTGAAACAAAAACTTATAAGGAGGCTTACGAGTTAGTAGAAAAAGAATATCAAGAAAATTTCAGACAAAGGAAATACTCAGATTATAATTCTTTTAGAAATTGCAGAGATAGAAGATTAAAATCGCCAAAAAATCGCCAAAAAAAATAAAATAAAATAGTTGTTTTTTTCTTAATATTACGTAAGTGATTGATAATCAATAGAATGAAATAATTAAAAATTATCATTATTTCTTTGCACAAATGTTAAAAAGTATTATATTTACAGTATAATAATAAACAAAAAGAAAATGACAAATCAAGAAATATTAAAAACAATAAATTTTTTATTAGATAATAATGAAGATGTTTATTGGTCTAATAGTAATTATAATGTTGTAAGAGAAAAGAATGGAAATCTTTTAGTAGTGTGCAATAAAAATGGCTTCACTATGGGATTACAAAATTCTGAATTAAAAGATTGTGGTACTCACAAATGGGCAATAAGAGAAAATGATTTATACAATTTTAAAATGATAAATTAAAAACAATTAAAGAAAGGCAACTAAGTTGCATAACATTAATAAAAGATAGTCGTATTATTGTGAAAATTCTTATAAGATTTGAGCATAATTACAGACATCAGGGACTTCTTTACATTTGGGAAGCCTGAACAAACAGAACAAAGAAGCATAGGACTTCAAACATTATTCCCAGAAGCGAATGTTTATGACAGCGATAAGGCGTTAACCTTAAGCTCAGTATGGTGTGCAGTTCGCTTATTATCAGAAAGCGTTTCATCTTTACCTTGTGGGGTATATACTAAAGAAGCAAATGGCGATAAAGTGGAGGCTGTAAATGATAGGATTTACAATCTAATAAAATACAAGCCGAATAATTATCAAAATAAAATCACATTTTTTGAATATGTCATGATGTCAATCTGCATGACTGGAAACTCTTACGTGCAAATAGTGAGAGATAATTCTGGTAATCCAGTTCAATTAATGCCGATAGATTCTTCTCTTGTAGATGTTTTCATTAATGAAGGGGAGTTGTTTTATCAAGTTGATGGGGGAGGTGTCTTAGATAGTTCTGACATTTTACATTTCAAAACATTAACAGATGATGGAATTGTTGGACTTTCTCCAATCGACCAATGTGCAAAAGCTATAAACTGGGGAATAAATGTTGAGGAGTTCGGAAGCACATTCTTTAAGAATGGAGCTAAGCCGAGTTCAGTTCTTTCAACTGATAGAGCTTTGAGTGAGACAGCAATTCAAAGATTAAAAAATTCTTTCAATAGTAGTTATGCAAAACTTAGTCAAAGTAATTCTACAATAATATTAGAGGAGGGATTATCATTCAAACCGATTTCTATTTCTCCAGAACAAGCTCAGTTCTTAGCGAGTAGACAATTCTCAATCGAAGAAGTGGCTCGTATATTTAATGTACCTCCTCACATGCTTAAAGATTTAACAAAGTCAAGTTTCAATAATATTGAAATGCAATCACAGGAATTTGTTACTTATACCTTGATGCCTTATATCACAAGGATTGAAAATGAGATGAATCTTAAACTTTTCAGGACTAATGAATTAGGATACAAGTTTATTGAGTTTAATGTGAATGGCTTATTGAGAGGAGATGTAAAATCAAGAAACGAAGCATACAAGACAGCTATTACAAATGGATACATGAGCATCAACGAAGTTAGACAAAAAGAAAATTTAAATTCAATTGAAGGAGGAGACAAACACTTCATGCAAATGAATATGACAACAATAGAAAAAATAGGAGAGGATGCCATCGATTAAGTGTGATAATGGAAAATGGAAATGGGGAGAAGGTGGCTCTTGTATTTATGACTCTAAGAAAGAAGCTGATGAGTCAAATGCAGATTATTACAGAGACTTATCTGATATAGATTTAACTCCAACAGAAGGAATGGTTGAAGAAGCAAAGAAAGGCTTGGAATGGAGAAAAGAGTTTGATAGAGGAGGAACAGAAGTTGGTGTTAGAACAGCAAACATGATAATTAATAATGAGTTATCTGTTGAGAGAATTAAAAAAATGTATAGCTACTTGAAAAGACATGAAGTGGATAAGGAAGCAGAAGGATTTGAAAGAGGAGAAGATGGATATCCGAGTGCTGGGCGAATAGCTTGGGCTTTATGGGGAGGAGACCCAGCTGTAAGTTTTAGCGAAAGAAAAAGAAACCAAATTGAAGAAGAAGAAAAAAAGAGTTTAAAAACATTTGTTTGGGATAAAAAATATAATAATATAACTATGGAAAAAAGAATATTTAACATTGAAACCAGAGCTGAAGAATCAGAAGAAGGGAATCAAATCATTACTGGTCATGCTTCTATGTATGACACAAGAAGCGAAAACTTGGGAGGCTTCTATGAGTACATTGAGGCTGGAGCTTTTACTCCAGAATTAATTGCAAAGTCAGACACAAGAGCATTAATTAATCATGACCAAAACTTAATTTTAGGAAGAACAACATCAGGAACTTTAAGGCTTACTGCTGATGAGAAAGGATTGAGATATGAGTTTGATGTACCTCAAACTTCTTATGGCAAAGATTTGGTTGTGTCTATGCAAAGAGGAGATATAACTCAAAGTTCTTTTGCTTTTACTGTGGCAGAGGATGACTGGACTACTGATGAGGCTGGCAACAATATAAGAACAATCAAAAAGATTGACAGGCTTTATGATGTCTCTCCAGTTACTTATCCAGCTTATCCAGAGGCAAATGATTTAATCGTTGCCCAAAGAGGTTTAGCTACTTATAAAGAAAAAGTAGAAAGAGAAAATGAAGAAAAAGATTTAGTGAAGCGTTCTCTTGTTTCATTGAAGATAGAATTAAAAAAGAGAAAATAATAATAAAAATTTTAAAAATGAAAACATCAATAGAATTAAAAGAAATGCGTTCAGACATTATTGATTCTTTAGAAAACATCAAAGATGTTGCTTCTACTGAAGAAAGAGATTTAACGCAAGAAGAAAATGAACAAGTTGATGGATTATTAACAGAGGTTGATAATCTTGATGCTAAGATTGAAAGAGCTGAAAAAATGGAAACAATCAAGCGTAATGCTGCTGTTGTTTCTGGAGTTACAGCTACAAAAGTAGATAAAGAAGTTAGAGATTATTCTTTCCAAGATGCTTTAGCACAAGCTGCTAATGGTAGAATATCTGGACTTGTAAAAGAAATGGATGAAGAAGCAAGAAATGAGTCAAGATATACTGGCCAATCTTATAAAGGAATAGGGATTCCATCTTCTATATTAACAAGAGCTGCTATTGCAACTTCTGCTGCAAATGAAACTTCAACTATGGCTTGGAGTGACCAATTAGAAGCAAACTTAGTTATGGCTTCTGCTGGTGCTAATTTTTACTCAGGTGTAAACAACATGAAGTTCCCAGTATTCTCAAGCATAAACTCTGGTTTCGTTGCTGAAACTGGTGGCTCAGCTCCAGCTGCAAATGGAACTGCAACATCTTTAACGTTAAGCCCAAAGAAATGTATCTCAATAGTAAATGTATCAGCTGAGGCTGTTGCTCAAAATGCTTCTATTGAAGCTGCATTAAGAAGAAACATGGCTATGTCAGTTGCTTCTACAATGGAATCTGCATTCTTAGCAAATGCTGATGTATCTAATGCTCCAGCTTCTTTATTTGCTGATGCAACTTCATCAGCTACTTCTGCTATTTCAGTTGCTAACGTTGAAAAAATGGAAACTGATACATTAGCTGCTGATGTTCAATTAGAAGGAGCAAGAATGGCATACATTCTTAATCCAGCTGCTTACTCTGATGTGAAATCTTTAGCACAAGTTGCTTCTGTTTCAGCTTTATATGACAATGCTGATAAGAGATTAAATGGATATTTCTCATTTATAACATCTAACTTAAACTCTGGTGGTACTGCTGCAAAAACTGCTGCTTTATTTGGAGACTTCTCTAAAGTACACATTGCTCAGTTCGGAGGTCTTGATGTGATATATGACATCTATTCTGGAGCTGGAACTGGTGAGCCTCGTTATGTACTAACATCTCTTGTTGATGCTGGTGCTGTACAAGCAACTTCATTCCACAAAAACTTGGAAGCATAGTAAAATACTTAATTCAGAAAAGGGGTGGTAGAATGGCTGCCATCCCTTTTTTTTAAAAAAATATAAAAGAAAATGAGAGCATATAAAGTTTTAGCTGCAAACACTACACAATTAATATCAACAACAGATGCAAGGAAATTTTTAAAAGTTGATATTACTGATGATGATGATGTCATCAATTCATTAGTGAAAGCAGCTACTGAATCTGCTCAAGAATACACAAATAGATTCTTTTTATCAACAACGCTTGAGCAATATGGAACAACTTTTGCAGACATTAGAAGCCTTTTCAAAAGTCCAGTTTCAGAAATAACTGTTGTAAAATATTATGATACTGATAACGTACAGCAAACATTATCAACATCTGTGTATCAAGTAACACCAGCAATCGAGCCATCAACTCTTATGCTTAAAGTAGACCAATCTTATCCAGATGTTGCAGATAGAGAAGATGCTGTGTTGGTAAAATACACAGTCGGCTATGGGACAGCAACAACTGATGTTCCTTATGCAATTATACAAGCTGTATATTTAACTATTGGACATTGGTATCAAAACAGACAAGAGGTGGTCGTTGGTAGAATAGCAACTGAAATTCCTATGGGAGCAAAATATTTATTAGACCAATATAAAGTTCAGGTATGCAGATAGGAGAATTAGATAGAAGAATTACCATTCAAAGTTATTCTGCCAGTCAAGATGCTTATGGAGAAGCGATTAAGACATGGAGTAATTTAATCTCACTCTGGGCTAATGTAAATTTTAAAGGAGGAAGCACAAAGGATATTGCAGAAAGAGTTACTGCAACAAGCAAAGTTATTTTTACCATAAGAAATTATGGCTCAACTGTTGATACTATTAATGAATCAATGAGAGTTAAATATAAAGATAGAGGAGTGGCTAAACATTATTATATAAACGTTATAAATGAAATTGATGGGAGAGATGGTTTTTTAGAACTGGAAACTGAACAAAAAGAATAATGGCTGTAATACCAAATATTGATGGTCAATCAAGACAAGCTGCAAAGTCATGGGTTGAGATAGATACTAAAAATCTAACTGATATTGATTTGATGTTTAGGCAACTGCCTAAGCAAGTTTCTCAAGATTCAGTATGGAATAAATTTTGGAGGAGAGTGTCAAAGCCTTTAGTTAAGGCTGCTCAAGCTAATGCTAAACAAATAAGAGGGGGAACACAACTGGCTAATAGTATAGGCTATTTTAGAACAAAAGCCAGTAAAAAATATCATGGAGGATATGTTGGGCCAAGAGTAAAGGGAGCTTTTGCAAAAAAAGAAAAAGAAACTTCAACTGGTAAAAAATTAAAAGGAAGGAAACAATATACAAAGTCAGGATTTTATGGAGCTTGGGTTGAGTATGGAAGTGAGGTTATGTTTGGAGGCAAGGGTAGGGGAAAAGACCAGCCATTCATGAAGAAGGCTTGGGATTCAGACCATAAAATGGTTTTAGTAAATGGAATGAAAGATGCTCAGGTTATCTTTGAAAGAGCCTTGAAGATACATGAGAGAAGATTAAAAAAATATGGATTAGGATATTAATTATGGATGTAGGAAAAGCAATATATAACATTTTAAGCACTCATGTGAACTTGACAAATTTGACTTCAACAAGGATTTTTCCTATGGTTGCAAGAGTAGAAACTGCTTTCCCTTTTGTGATTTATGATGTTACTGGGCAAACTCCTACTAATTACAAGCAAGGGGTTTCAACTTTAGATACAACATCAGTAATGATTAGCTGTTATTCTGAAACTTATTCAGAGGCCTGTGAGATAGCTGATATTATAAGAACTGCCTTAGATAGAAGGAGTGGCACATATAATGGAGTAGTAATTCAATCTATCAAATATGATGGATATAATGATTTTTTTGATGTGGATTCTTATGATAATTCAGCAACAAATGGAAAGGGAGTTTTTCGTAAGGCTTTAGATTTTGATGTGAGAATAGTAAATGCATGATATTTAGATATAAAACATTGGCAACAGAAATACACATATACGATTTTAACTTAACTGGAAATTCAGTTCAGATAGAGCTATTCAACAAAGCTACTAATGGCATAAGCATTAGCTCTCTTGGAGTTAAAGTAGATTCTGGAGATAACATTCCATCTGACTCATTATGGAGTGTTCAATTAAAAACAAACTGCAATAATTTAGATTTAACAGAAACAAACATAAGAACAGACAGCGAGGTCTGTTTTGACAATATTAGTACAAACTTTTCTAATGATACACAAGCAATTATTAAATTAACATCCGAAAGCTCGTTAAGTAATGTTAAAGGGATGTGTAGTGTAAAATTAGATATTTAAAAAAAAAGAAAATGAAATATACATTATTGAAAGAATGGTTTTCTCAAAGGCATGGCAAGACATTTCCAAAAGGAATGAATGTTATTATTACCAGACAAAGTGAATTGGATGAATTAATTGAGCTTGAGTGTATTGAGAAAATAGTAGAATCAAAGAAGGAAAAGAAAAAAAAGAAAAAAAAAGAATAAATATTAATTAATAAAAACGTAAAAAAATGGCAATATTAAATGGAACAGATATCAGAGTATATGACTCATCTTCTGGTATCTTAGTGGCTTTTGCTCAAAGTGGAACATTAAATTTTTCAATGAGTACAAGAGACATCACTAACAAACAAAGTGGAGGATTTAAAGAATCTTTAGAAGGATTGAGAGAATGGAGTATTGATATAGATGGAGCTTATGCGTGGACAGATGCTTCTGGCTCAGCTTTATCAAATGGAGCTGATGATTTGTTTTTCAAATACTTATTAGATTTAGGGCCGAACACAAGAGAGGCTTTTACAATAAAGTTTGGAAATACAGGAGGAGCAACAGGAGACATTGATTATCAAGGAAGTGTATTTTTAACAAGTGTTTCTATTACAGGGGGTACTGAAGATACAGCGACTTATTCAATGAGTTTTGAAGGGACTGGAGGATTACAGCAAACAGTAGCTTAGTAATAATTTAAGGAGAGTGGGGGAGCAATCTTGTTTAGTTTGTTTTGCTCCCTCGCAAACCTTTTTAAAAAACAAACAAAATGAAGAAATATACATTTGTAGAAATAGGAGATGAAAAACATCCTATCAAATTTGGCTTTAATGCACTAAGAAAATATAGTGCAAAAACAGATACAAGTTTACAGGACTTGGACAAACTGGGACAAGAGATGAGTTTAGATGGAGCTTTGACTTTAATCCATTGTGGAATTGAAGATGGTTATAGGGCAGCGAAACAACATTGCGAATTAACGATTGATGATTTGGCTGACTTAATTGATGAGGACTTTGATTCAATTGGAAGATGTATGGAGGTTTTGTCAGAGCAAATGGGAGGTAAGGAAAAAAAGCAGAAGGCCAACAAGAAGAAATAAAAAAATCTTTTAGTTGGCGTGAATTGGAAAGCATAGCGTTTGGGCAGTTAGGAATGGGAGTTGAGGAGTTTTATGATTATTTGCCTAAGCACTTTTGGATTAAGATGGATGGGTTTTATGAGTTAGAAAATCAAAGGCAAAAACAAGAATGGGAAAGGATAAGATGGCAAACTACTTATTTATTGAACATTCAGCTGCCAAAAGCGAAAACTCTAAAGCCAAAAGATTTAATTGAGTTTGAATGGGATAAGAAAAAAAGTGAGGTTGATTTTGAAAAATTAAAAGCAAGAGCAGAATACATTAAAAAGATGGAAGAACATGGCAAATAAGGCAGTTGGATTTTTAACATTTAATTTCGGAGCTAATATGCAAGGCTTTGATAGAGCAATGAAAAAAGCTCAGACCAAAGTTAGAAGATTCGGAAAAACTATGAAAAATATTGGTAGCTCATTGACTACTAATATCACAATGCCTATTCTCGGAATTGGAGCAGCTGGAGTTAAAATGGCAGCTGACTTTGGGACATCAATGACCAAAATAAGAACACTTGTTGGGGCAAGTGCTGAGGAACTAAAAGCCTATGAAAAAGATGTTTTATCACTATCAGCAACAACTGGAGTTGCAGCTGACCAATTAGCAGAAGGATTATTCTTTATCACATCAGCTGGATTATCAGGTCAAGAGGCAATAGAAGCCTTAGAAATATCAGCCAAAGGTGCTGCAATGCAAATGGGAGAAATGACAGCCATTGGCTCTGCATTGACTTCTATTATGAAGGCTTATGAGTCAGAAGGAATGAATGCTGCAAGAGCTGGAGATTTATTACATGAAACATTAAAACAAGGAAAATTTGAGGCTGGAGAGTTTATGTCAAGGCTCGGAAAAGTAATTCCAACTGCTGCTGCTGCTGGAATATCGTTTGAGGAATTAGGAGCTGCTGCTGCAACAATGTCAAAATTATCAGGAGATGCTGCTGGGACATTAACAGGAATCAATCAATTAATGATGAAACTTCTGAATCCATCAGCTGAACAGGTTGAAATATTAGACACGCTGGGAATGTCATATGGAGATTTAGCTGCAATGTTAGATGAATCTTTAATGGGGACACTTCAATTCTTATTCAACGAACTTGAAGGCACAGATGATATGCTTTTAAAAATGTTCGGCTCATCAAAAGCTGTTACAGCTGCTCTTTCTACAATGGGACTACAATCAGAAACTTATACTGATGTGCTTGATGGAATGAACAACTCAATGGGGAATGTTGCAGAAGGTTTTGATATTTTAGGAACTGATGCTGGTTTTAAATTCCAAAAAGCTTTGAATCAAGTTAAACTTGTCTTAATAGATATTGGTAATCAAGTTATGCCTTTAGTATTAAAAGGACTTGAAAAATTACAAGGAGCTATGAATTGGTGGAGTTCTTTAGATCAAGACATGAAAAATCTTATTACTACTATGGCTTTAGTTGCTGCTTCTATTGGCCCTATTGTTTCAGTTGTTGGAAGTTTAACAGTTGCCTTTTCTGCTTTACTATCTCCAGTTGGCTTAGCTGTTGCAGCATTAGCTGCCTTTGCTGTTGGTTTTGCTTTTGTGATAGAAAACTGGGAGGCATTTAAAGAGAGATTAAGTGATTGGTCATGGTGGCGAAATGCTTTATTAACAGCTGTTGGAATGGTAATAAAATTCAATCCGATTGCTACGCTTATTGAATCGGTAAATGGATTGATTACCTATTTAGGAGGGAATCCTATTCCTGACCCATTTGAAATGATGAGAGAAGGGCTTGATGACTTAAAGGATGAAACTGTTGAATATGAAAATGAGTTCGGAAGTTTTGCAGATGCAATGAAAAATCAAGCAACAGAATTGGCTGAGGCTTTAGGGCTGTTAGGCAATCCTTTTGAATTAGGAGGAGGAACAACAGGAGGAACAACAACAACTAAGCCAAAAACAGATAAGCCTAAAAAACAAACTGGAGGGTTCGGAATGTTTGGTAAGGACTTTGTTGCTGACCAATTAGCTGCTCAAGAGTCAATGGAAAACACAGCTTCTGTGATGGAGATTTTGGCTGATACTTTTGGAATTACAAAAAAAGTATTAATGGAATACAGCCAACAAGCTAAACAAACATTAATGCAAGGGGCTTCTTCTTTTGAGGAATATGGAAACGTAGTTAAAAACACAATCAGAGACATCATAGGAGCTTTAATTGCTGAGGGGGTGGCAACAGCTGTTACTAAAGCTCTTAGTTCAATCCCTCCATTTCCTGGCTCTGTGTTTTTAATTCCAGCTCTTGCTGGAGCTGCTGCTGGACTTGCAAGAACTGCTCTTAATAGTTTAATTCCTTCCTTTGCAGATGGGGGAATTATTAGTGGCCCAACAGTAGGATTGATGGGAGAGTATGCTGGAGCAAATACAAATCCAGAAGTTGTTGCTCCTCTTGATAAATTAAAAAGCATGATGGGAGGTGGTGTTCAACAAGTGGAAGTATTTGGAAGAATAAGTGGGAACGATATATGGCTAACAAACAGCAAAACAGGTATTAACAGAAACAGAGGTTACTAATGGCTTTAAACAAAGCATTTTATGGAAGCTATCAAAGTTATAATTTAACTGATTATTATTTTGAGATATGGATTGAAGATTTTGATTCAACACATGGAGGCTCAACTTTTGAACTGAAAGTGGGAGAGGGTGGCCCTGTAATAAATTACGATACAGATTCAGAAGATAGATATAATCCAATATTATCATCTACATTAACAATGCCTCTTGTGATTACTTCTGCTTTTTATGAAACAAGCCTTGTCGATAAACTTTATGAGCAATGGGAAGAGAGAGATGTGTATATTCATTTATATCAAGCAACATCTTCAACATATTCATCAACTCCTCCTTTATGGTCTGGATTTGTTTTAATGGATTTATCATCCAGAGAAGATGTAGGATATCCTTATGATATAGAAATCACAGCAACAGATGGACTTGCTTTATTAAAAGATGAAGATTGGACTGATGTGGATGATTGGTTAGCTGGGTCTCCAGCTACTCGGCCTTATGATAGTGGAGATGTCAATTGGGGGCCAGCTACTTTTGATTATTGGATAAGAAACTTATTAAGAAGAACTTACATGGCAACTACTTCTGAGGGAGCTTCTGAGAGCTGGGAGTATTCAAGTTCTGTAAATTGGTATAATGAAGGCCATCCAGCTATTACTGTAAGTACCGACCCTTTAAAAAATACAACTGCAAAAATGACTTGGACTCACAGTAAAGACACGCAAGATATTTTTACTGTTACCAATTGTTATGACACTTTAAAACAAATAATGAAAGTTTGGGGGTGCAGATTAGTTTATTGGAATCATTGTTTTTATATTATTCAGATAGATGGATATACTACTAATGAAAGTGGAACTTTAGCAGCTCCAGTCAATATAATGACAAGGAGATACACTTATATTGGAGGAGATGTAGGGAGTGGCTTTAATTATCTTGGCGAATTGCAGTTAGCAAGATATGATTTAGAGATAAATTCAAACTTAACAAATGGAGTCCCAGAGGGAATTGTGGCTCTAAAAGGAACAAAATTTACTCACTACCCAAGTATAAGAGAAGTAACACAAACTAAGATTTATGGAGGAGCTCAAAATTATTTTGGAGGCTTTCCTGAATATGTACCTACTTCATTCACAAATCCTGATACTCCTACTTCCAATCCAGTTGCTCAACACTCAATAATTGATGCTGCTTCTGCTTCTGAAATGAGGCTAAGTTTTAGCATTGAAACAAAGCATGACAGCACACATGCAAGTACAGTTGAGATGACTTGGTGGCAAAGGTTTTACGTAAAGGCATATAATGATGCAGGAACAACAAAATTTTTAGAATGTACTGGGACAAATTCTGGGTTTCAATGGGTAAATAGTGAGCCAAGCATGTCAGATAGGCCATTAATTGAGGCTATGAATGTTACCAGAACTTTTACAGTTCAAAATGTTTTCAATGAAACTTTCCCTACCGACCCTGCTTTTACTGGCCTTTGGCATTTTGAGTTAGTGTTAGGAGCTGCAAGTTGGCCATCTTCTGGGAACTGGGATTCTACTGGTTTTTATGCCAGAAGGCAAATGCATTCTACCCCTCAATATTCAAGACCTAATGTCACTCCTCGTATTCAATGGAGGAATGCTCCAAGTGATGTTGGAGGTTCTGGAAATTATACAGTTACAACAAATCAAGCTGGAGCAATTGTCTTTACTGGTTTGCTGGGAAATCCTTTTGAAGGTACTTTTGAATTAGTAAACTCATCAACTGCTTCTAATGGCTCTACTGCTTCTATTGTAACAAATACTGTAGCTACTAAAAATTCTGAAAAATATGATTTTGGGATGTTGTTCTATGCAGATTCTAATGAAACTACAGACAATTCAAATTTAATGGTTACAGATGATGGAGGAACAACTTTTGTAAAAACAGCATTCTCTGGAAAATGGGGGGTTTCAACACTAACAGGAACAGACACAATCACAAAATTATTGGCAACTGAGTTTTTCTCAGGGCAAACAGAAAACATCCAGATATTTAATGGCCGACTTGCCTTGAGTGTAAATGGAAAAACAACTACCTTTTCAGGAGTAGAATACATGAATTACATCAATCCTATTGGAAGATTAAAGCATGGAACTGATTATTATATATTTAGAAGGGGAGCTTTCCATACTGCCTTTGATGAGTGGGACTATGAGGGCTGGGTGATTAAAAACTTCACTAATACAATCACAACAACTTCTCAAGATATTTGGAAGTCAGGATTTTTAGGAGGAAGTAATGGAGGGGGATATTCTGCCAGATTAATTGCTCCTCCTTCTGGGGCTACAACTTTAACAAGTGAACAAGTAATCACAACAACATCTTCAAGAATCTCTGGTGCTTCTGTTACTTCTATTCCTATTGAAGAAATTGGCGAGGCTGTGTTGAAAAATGGAGATTCTATTGTTCTTATTGATACTGTAAGTCGTTTTCCTTTTCAATTAACACTCGCAGCTGACCAAGCAGCCTCTGACACTTCTTTGACTATTAGCTCTTATGATTTTTCAGCTTATCCTGACATAGAAGCTGGAGCTTTGCTTTGTATTAATACTATGGACATAGTGGCTCAATATCAACACAAAACAAAAGGAACAATAGGGGGGATGACTGTTACTGCTAACAGTATTGATGGAGTTGGTAGTATAGGAAGGGAATCTGTTTTCTTTAGATTTGAGGGGGATAATCTATCATCAGGAACTTATTATGTTTCAAATGGGGAGGACAATAACAAATCTGGAAGATGGGGAAGCACAAACGCAAATGCTCCTTCTAATATCGGAACGCAAAGAGCAATAAAATCAGGAAGATTTGTGGCTGATGATAATTATTTTATAGAGGCTGGAAGCTGTGTGGCCTCTGGAACAACTGGAGTTACAGCTGATGTTCTACTTTATAAGACAACTCCTGTTGATGGTTCAACTGCTCAAACAGCCATGACTTTAATGGGGTCGTTTACTATTGCTTTAGATTCAGATGCAAGAACTCAAGTTGATGACCTGAGAAATATAAGCACTTCACAAATATCTACGAATGACATAATTGTCCCTCACATTTATTCAACGAGTGGCTCAACTTATGACTTAAGAGGATTGATTACTTTTAGATTAAAACGATATCTCGCTACATAATATGAAAAAAACAATACTACTTTTCTTGATACTATTTACAACAACTGCCTCAGCTCAGTTTTTTAAATATTCAACTTTTTATATCTCCTCACAAATTAATTCCCCATTAGCAGAACAGAATCATTATATGATTGATAGAATGACTGGAGAATTAACTGACATAACTATTGTCAATCCTTTTAATTACAAATTAAATTTTGGTATTAGAAAAATTGCCAGATTTGATTATGAGAATAAAGCGAAAAGATTTTATGATGGAACTGAAAACAATATAAGTCATGCAGCGACTATTGGAGCAGTTGATGGATTTGAGTACAATGCAACGCTTTCATTAATAAGAGATAGAGGGAATGAATTTATGAATCAAAATTATTGGCTCAGATATGTTTCTGATTATTTTTTAATTAAAGGAGATTATCAAGATAAGCAAGAAATAAATTTAAAACATTTCGGAGGAGAGTTTAGAATAAGAGCTAAGGCATGGAAGTTTGACTTTACAGCTGGATTGAAACATAGAACACATCCTGTCTATGGGATTAATCCTTTTGAAGAAAATTTTTCTCCTGATGATTCTTGGTGGTCAATAGCTTATGACTTAGGATATGTAGACCAATACTGGTATTATGATGGAGAGCAAAATGGAGTAGATGATTATTACGATTATTACAACTGGAGATGGTTTGCTCCTGATGGAACTATGATTGCTGAAACTGATGAGGAGTTTATGAAGTATCATTTTGGAAGGGCTGTTGATGAGTATAATAGAAACGAATTAAAAAGATTAGGATTGCAACAAGAATTGTCAGCTGTTATGGGGATAGCTTTTTATCACTATAATAAGAATTTTTGGCTGCATACTTGGGGGGATATTATGCCTTATCATCATGGACTTAGTGAATATTCTTATGTCAATATAGAGGAGAGCAATCAAATATTGGACTTTGACTATGGTATGATTTTAGGAACAAAATTAAATCAGAGATTAGGTTTATTTATTGAGGGAAGATATCAAAGATATTGGAACATAAAAAACTATGAATTAAAAAGTGGAATTAATTATTTATTTTTATAAAAAATGGCAACAGAAATTGGAAAAGGAACAAAGATTAAATTAACATTAGAGACATTGGTTACTGTTGGGGCTACTATTGTGGCAGTCACAACAATGTATTTTACGCTTCAAGCAGATATTGCTGAGGCAAAGGAATTACCAAAGCCAATAATAACAGAAAAAGAATATGAGTTAAAAGATGAATTGATTAGAAATACAATTCTACAAACTCAAGAAGATATCAATGATATGCAAGAAACATTAGAGAGAATAGAAGATAGGGTTTATGGTAGATAAAAACAAAATAAAAAAGAAAGGTTTTCTAATCTATGTAGGGTTTGTAATTCTACTCATTTTAGTTTCTATTACTTGTAATGGTCAGGCTTTAATAACTGATAAAACTTTTAATAAAAGCCAATCAGGAATCACAGTTGTAGAGTTTTGGTCAGAGTGGAATAAGGAAAATGAATGCTTTTGGCTTGATGAAATTTCAAATGCTAAAACTTACCGAATAGATTTGGAAAGTGAAACAGCTGAGAATTACGAAATCAAAGTGTTGCCAACATTAATTGTTTTCAATAATGGAGAGGAGGTCAAAAGGTTTGAGGGGAATATAAGTTTTCAATTATGTCCCAGAAGAACACCAAAAAAAGTGCAAAAAGTGATAGATGGTTTAATGATAAACAAATTTTAATATGTCAATACTTGGAAAAATATTTAGCTCAGGAACTGGAGAGCTTATTAAAAACGTGGGAGATGTAGTTGATAATCTAACAACAACAGATGAAGAAAGATTAGAAGCGAAGCAAAAGTTAAAGGATATGATTATGGGCTATGAAGCTCAAATGCAAAAAGAAGTTTCTGAAAGATGGAAGTTTGATATGCAAAGTGATTCATGGCTAAGTAAAAACATCAGACCAATGGTGCTAATTTTTTTAGTAGTTTCTACTATTATTCTAATCTTTATTGATGGAGGAGTGATTAGTTTTATAGTTGAGCCAAGTTGGATAAACCTTCTTCAAATTACGTTATTAACAGTCATTGGTGCATATTTTGGTGGAAGGAGCTATGAAAAGGTGAAAAAAAAATAATATAATTGCTAACTATTAAGAATTAAATAAATGAAAAAATTAATTTGTACTTGGATTTATAAACTAACTAATAAGGCTATTTGTTTTAATTGGTGTAAAAAAAAGAACTGTGGCTAAGAAAAGAAAGTTAGGAAGTTCAAACCCTAAATACAATCAAACTAAACAAGACAAAATAGAAACAAGAAAAGAATTTGTTTCAGAAGTTAAAGGAGTTAAAATTTATAAAGTTTATTTTTTATGACATATAAATATTTTACACTAAAAGAATTTGATTGCAAGTGTGGTTGTGGGGACAATAAGATTGACCCTACATTGATAGAGATGTTAGAGGAAGCGAGAGCAATCGCAGACATACCCTTTGTCTTATCAAGTGCCTATAGATGCCCAAAACATCCAGAATCAATTAAGAATCCAACAAGCTCACATATTAAAGGCTTAGCTGTGGACATTAAGTGTTCAGAAAGTAAGCCAAGAGCTATTATTTTAGATGCTCTTGCTCACGTTGGTTTCCGAAGATTCGGATTGCATAAGGCTTTTATTCACACAGACATAGATGTATTGGAAAAAGCCAATCCAGTAATCTGGCTCTATTAATAAAATCAAAAAAAATGGATAATATATTTAATATAACAATAAGTTTCATCGGAAAATTAACTAATTTAATAATGGCAATGTTATCTCTTGGGATTGTTGCCGAGATATTATATGGAAGCCCTGTACTGGGGATGAGTGTAATGAATAATGTAATGGATGTCATCAATATGCTGGGAGGAAATGGAGTAGTTGGATTGATAGCATTAGTTATATTATATCAACTATTGGAAAAGAAGTAGTTTCTATATAATACAGAGGGGGTGTAAAAGCCCCCTTTGTTTTTTTTATGCAAAGTAAATATTCAATTTATAGAGATGAGATGTTGGCTCTCTGGAACTCAGGGACAGGATATACAGCCATAGCAGAAATCTTAATTGAAAAATATGATTTAAAAGTCAAAAGTCGTTATCTCAGAAGAACAGTAACAGCTATAATCAAAGATACAAACCCTAATTTTTCTAATGTCAATAGTAATTCAGCTCTTGATGAGCATTTACGTGAGAGGGGAATCAACAAAGAAGATGTAATAAGTGTCAAGCATTGGCAAAGCATGGGAGGAGATTTACGTTTCTCCATTGTTACTAAAGAAACGCAAAGAATAAGAGAGAATGAACTTCTTGAAAAGATTACTGACTTAATAGAAAAACACAATCATTATTATGCTCCTATTAAAAGAGAGAAAAAAGCTAATCATTTATTAGTTATCAATCCAGCTGATATTCACATCGGCAAATATGCTAATGAGTTAGAAACTGGAGGGGCTTATAATAATGACATTGCTTATGAGAGAGTATTAGAGGGAATTGAGGGACTTATAAACAAAGCTAAAGGATTCAGTATAGATAGGATTCTTTTTTGTGTAGGTAATGATGTTCTGCATATTGATAATGTATATCAAACTACAACAAAAGGGACAATTCAGGACACAGATGGCAAGTGGTGGGAACATTTTGAGTTGGCTTTAGAGTTATATGTTAAATGTATTGAAAGGCTCAGAATTATTGCTCGTGTTGATGTTTTGCATTCAATGAGCAATCATGATTATCAAAGTGGATTTCATTTAGCTCATGCTTTAAAAAGCTGGTTTAGAAAAGACAAAGAAGTGTCTTTTGATATTAGCGTGGCTCACAGAAAATATTATCAGTATGGCTTAAACTTAATTGGATTAGAACATGGAGATGGAGCTAAGATGGACAATCTGCCTCTTTTAATGGCTCAAGAAAAGCCGACAATGTGGAGTAAAACAAAATACAGATACTGGTATTTACATCATTTGCATCATAAAATTAAGCACAAATGGAGAGATGCAAAAGATTTCATTGGTGTAACTGTGGAATATATGAGGTCTCCAAGTGGTACTGATAGTTGGCACAGCAGAAAAGGATATACTGGAGTTCACAAAGCAGTAGAGGGTTTTATACATCAAAAAGAAAGTGGTCAAGTTGCGAGGCTCGTTCATTATTTTTAATTATATTTGCATTGTCGTAATACTATATATACTTGGTTAAGTTATTTTCTAAAGATTAGCCCCTATATTCATAGGGGTTTTTCTATTATTAACATTTATATGTTTATAACTAAAGTATAATAATTCTCAACAAGTGTTAAAATGTTTTTATGTTTGTGCTGTAATAATCAATAAATAATAAAATGGAAACATATAACGAAAGCGTAAAATTAAACAAGGCTTTGCAAGATGTTGATAGATTAAAAGCTTACAATTTTGATTTGAAGATGGAGGTTATTAAATTAAAAAAACTAATCAGACAAATAAAAAATAAGACAAATGAAATTAAATAATATTATATCGGACTTAACTGGAATGGCTTTAATCTTTGGCTTTTTGTATTTTTTTTTAGGACTTTGCCAACTTGTTGATATGCTTGTATTATGTGGGAAATAAGAAATATATATGGAGACATTGTTCAAAAGAACTTGACAATTTGTGAGATGCAAAGATTTAAAGACATAAACAAAGGAAAAGGCTATACTTATAAACTACAAGGAGCTTATCCTAAAATTAAAAACTTAATAAAAAAATGGATAGACAAGAATTATTAAAATTTTACAAACTACATAATCTAACTGAAAAAGATGTATATAAAGACGAAAGAGGATTTGTTATTATAACAAGGTCAGGAATTGAGCAAATTCAGAATCAGAATAATATCAAAGTTGCTTATGAGGTTATCGTTTGTCATTTAGAAAATGTAGTATTAAAAGCAGTAAGCATGAGATATGACAGCAATGCTCAAGAGTTTATTCCTATTATTGAAACTTTTGGGAGTGCTTCTATAAATAATTGCAAACAACATTTTTTGGCTGAAATGGCTGAAAAAAGAGCTTTAGCGAGATGTATTATCAAAACTATGAAATGGACAAACATGATGGGAGAAGATGAAATAGAAAATCAGCCTAACCAAACACTTAACAAGATAAAATGAAAATAAGTCAATCAGCATTGAAATCATTTTATGATGAGAACTTTTGCGAGTTAAAATGGCAAAAGTTTTTTGTTGAAGGATATAGAAGCAGACCAACTGCTGCCATGATTGATGGCTTAGTTTTTGAGGAGCTAACTATTGGAAGTACAAGAGATAATGAAAGTTTTATTGGCATGATTCCAAGATTAAAAAATGGAAACGTATCTAAAAGAGAAGCTGACTTAGTTTATTTAAGTGAGTTTGCTAAAAAAACAATGAAAGATTTAGATATTAAAATAATAGAAGTTCAGCCAGAATGGGAAACTGATACATTAATAGGACATCCAGATGCTTTAATTACTTATAAAGGTAATCTTGCCATTATGGATTTGAAATATACAGCTATCAGAGAAGATGAATCTTGCAAGTGGAATCCTTATGCTTGGAGTGATTTACAATATAAAGATTTCAGACAAGCTCTACATTATGTTGAAATGTATTATCAACTCTATGATGTATATCTTCCTTTCTTTTATTTAGTTTTTGGAAAGAGTGGATGGGTTAAGTTTATAAGTGTAGATATTACTTCAAATGCTATGGAAGATTATAGAATGCTCTTGAATACGTTCACAAAAGATTTGCAAGATTTTAAGCCAAAGCCGATTAACAACTACTCAATTTGCAGAAAATGTGAATTAAATTGCACAAAAAGGACAAACAAGCCAAACGTAATAAATATAGAAATATGAGTTATAAAGAAAAATTAATTGATACTGCTGCTAAGATATTATCAGAAATGTATGAAATCCCTATTACAGAATTAACAACTGTGGGAAAAAGAACAAGAGTCATAATGGGAGCAAGAAGGATGTTTATGTTCTACTTAAATAGACATCTTGGAATTAAGTATGTTCACATGAAAAAATATATTAAAGGAGTAAATCATGCAACTTGCATTCATCATTGTAATAAAATGGAGTTTCTATTAAGTATGGCAGAGAAAAAAGCATATCGCATATACTCTGAAGAATATAAAGAGTTCAAGTTAAGAATGAAGGAATTTGATTCTGGCAATGCTGTCATATTAGCCATGAAAGAGCAGATGATTGAATTACAAGCACAAATTAACACTTATTATAAAAACAATGATAAAAGGATTTGAGAAAATTACAGCTGAATTAAATCAGCAAGAATTAGAATTAGTCCCAGTTGTTATAAGAGGACTACAAACAAAACAAGGAAAAGATAATGCTGTTTCAAGTACAAAAATATGTAAGGCACTTAATATATCTTCTCCACGACTTAGGAAAATAATTAATTATATTAGAATAACAAATCAGCTTCCAGCATTGTGTTCAGCTTCTAATGGATATTTTGTGGCTACTAATATATATGAAATGCAAGATTATATCATTAGCTTAAAACAAAGAATAAAAGCTCAGGTTGATGTTTTAAACGCATTAGAGCAGCAAACAATTCTTTTTGGAGGTACTGGACAAACAACACTATTTGAATAATGGAGAGAGATTTCAAAGGTATATGGATTCCCAAAGAGGTTTGGCTTAATAAAAGCCTTAAATTAATTGAAAAACTTTTTTTAGTTGAGATTGATTCATTAGACAATGATTATGGATGCTATGCTTCTAATAAATACTTTTCAGAGTTTTTTGGAATAACTAAAGGCAGATGCAGTCAAGTAATTACTAAACTACATGAAAAAGGATTGATTGATATTAAATTTGCAAGAGCAGGAAAGGTTATTGTTTCAAGAAATATAAGGGTAGTTAATAAATTAAATAGGGTATTTAATAAAAGCGATGAGGGTATTAAAAATATTAAAGAGGGGTATTTAATAAATGATGAAGATAATAATACAATATATAATAATACAGATAATAATAATAATAGGTTTAAAAAGCCAAAAATTGAAGATATTGAGAGTTATTGCTTAGAAAGAAAAAATAAAATTAATGCTGAAAGATTTTTTAATTATTACGAAAGCAAAGGCTGGATGGTAGGAAAAAACAAAATGAAAAACTGGAAGGCAGCTGTTCGTAATTGGGAAAACATGAGAAAAGAAAAAGGACAAATAGAATCAAAAGTAATGCAAAGGCTTTCAAGTCATAATGCAGCTAAACAAATATTAAAAAACATTCAAAATGGAAATTAGAAACATAAACAAGAACGATTTAGAATTATTATGCGTTGATATAATTACTCAAGCCTTAGCTGACTTAGGGCAAAAAGACAATGACCCTGAGAACAAAGTTATGTTAGCTCAATCATTAGCAAAGGACTTAAAAAACAGATATGCTTTTTTTCCAATGGAAGCTGTGAAAATAGCTTTTGATAATGGCATAAGAGATTCAGAGCTTTTTGTTTTGAGTGCTGCTAATTGGTGCAAGTGGCTAAATAAGATGAAATCTGAGATTTGGGAAGGATGGTATAATTTTGAATGTGGCAATCATCATGTAATTCAGCCTCACATTAGAGATATAATGAGAAAACAATCAACATTGGCTGTTGAGTATGGAAAAAAGAGATTAATTAATTAACAATAAAAAGTTTAAAACTATGGACAAACATATTGCAAACGACCCTAATAATCCCATAAATTGCAAAGAAGAACTTAATCTTTGTTCATGTTGTGGTACTGAAAAGCAAAAAGATTCTGATGGGTATGATTACTGCTTTTGGTGTGAGAAATGTTTATGGTGTCAAGAATACTTAGAACAATGCAGCTGTATAGATACAAATAATATTAACTTAATTTTAGGAAAATGAAAGAAGAACAAATATTTTTTTTAATAGCAATCTTTTTTAGTTTGCTAATCGGTTTTATAATTGGAGGCTTATCTTGTACTTATGTAATGGATGATGAAATCAATTCATTAAAAAAAGAGCTTGATAAGTTTAGAGAGCTTTATTTTGATTTATTAGACAGGTGGAAAAATAAATATACAAATTATGGAAACTATTAAAGAACTAATTAGATTAACTATAACAACTTGCTTATTACCAATAATGATTATATTTTTGATAGGCATAACATTTATTGCAATACATGAAGGCATTTGGCACAATAAAAAATGGAAAACTAATTCTTAATAATGAAAGGAGATTCAATGATAATTTGAATATATTTGAAGGCGAGGAGATAGAAATAAGAATTAAAGTAAGAACAAACAACAGAACAACTGAGCAGAATAGTTTATATTGGAAATGGATTAATATTATGAGTGAGGAGACAGGATTTACAAAAGAAGAAATGCACGAATTAGTTAAGTATAAATTTTTAAAAAGAACATCTATTAATAATAATGGAGTTGAAGAAGTGAAGCTGAAAAGTACAACAAGCCTAACTGTAAAAGAGTTCACAAAGTTGATGGATGATGTTTTATATTGGAGCAATAACACATTAAATATTAATTTACCGACATACGAATAATGAAACAAGTAAGCAAAAAACAATCAACAATTAATAGAGAGCTTACAAAAGTTTATAAAGAAATTGCTAATGAGAGAGGACATTATTGCACAGGGTGTGGAAGAAGTGATGTCCCTCTAAGTCATAGCCATATTATTCCAAGAAGTAGAAGGCCTGACTTAGTAACAGATAAGAATAATATTACGTATCATTGTTTAGATACAAATGGAAGGAAAGGATGTCATACAATGTGGGAAGGAATTGAAAGAGATAAGTTATTAGATTATACAAGAAACATGGAATATATATTAGAGAACGACACAGAATACTATTTTTTAATAACTGAGAAGAATGGATGATAAAATATTTATAAAAGCAATCACAACATTGATTATTAATAATGCAATGGAAAACTTAGAAGATATCGCTAATGCTCATTATAAGAGCCATGATATTGATTTCAACAATAATATGTTTATGCTTGGAATGATAGGCAATGCAATAACAACAGGAAAGGATAAGGCTTATCTATTAGAAGTATTCCAAGATTTGGCTGCAATGCAAAGAGAAGATGAGGAAAATGATTTAATTAATGAAGCAAAAAAACTCATATAATGCCTAAGTTACCAAAAGCAAAGAAAAGGTCATGGATTCCTAAAAGAGAAAAAAGATATGGACAAACTGACAATAGTTCATTCTATCAATCTAAACAATGGAGAGCAACTCGTAAATGGTATATACAACACAATCCATTATGCGAACAATGTGAGAGAGAGGGAAGAATAGCCTCAGGTAATTGCGTAGACCACATAAAGCCAATTTCAAAGGGTGGTCATAATTTACATGAAAGTAATTTGCAAACATTATGCAACAAGTGTCATGCAAAAAAATCAGCTCAAGAGGGTGTAGAATATAGAAAAGGAATAAAAATTTATAAAAGAGAGGGTATATATAAAAAAAATAAAAATAATGATGAGGGGGGCTATTAAAATCTTAAAAGCAAAAATTCTTCAAATA